AAAACTAATTCAGGAAGTACTACTTGAGTAAGCATTTCCTTTTTAGCCTCTTTCATGTTATTGTAAGTCTTGTTATCAGGATCGTTAAATAGTGCAGAGTTAACTCCGTACACATTACACAACTCACGAAGTGTAATCTTCTCTGATTCTAACAACTGAAGGTCAACAGGAGATAATCCCATATTAACCCAACCTAATTTAGCACCTGCAATTAAAATCTTACCAGCATTTTGAATAATGCCTCCTTGCGTTTTAGTTCCGTACTGATTGTAGAAATCTTCTTTTAACTTACCAGCTTGTTCAGGGCCGAAATCATTTGACTCATCTGCATACAAGATACCTTTAGGCCCTTGATTCTGCAACATACCTACAGAGGTATCCTTAGCATCGTTACTGCGTTGAACAGTTCTGTAAGCAGCTTGTAAAGGCGATAGTCCATATAGTTGTTGTCCATTAGTGTTGAAGTAGGGGTTGAAGTATTTTAAGTGGATTACATCTTTAGCATCCAACTGATCCCACCCAACTAATGTGAAAGAGTAGCCTTCAACCCCATTGATAGTACCATCGCTAATGATAGCGACATATTGGGATGGGAGAGTAACAAGTTCAGCAACCTTACCACTAGCTAATCTATTAGCCCATATGTAAGAGTTACCTGTAATAAGTTTATAGCCAATGATATTCTCGATGAACTCAGAGAACGATTGGTATGGATTTGGCCTTTCTAATAATTTGTTTAGCGGACTATCAGCAATCTCATCAACTGCTTTGATTCTCATTAACTCCGCACGAGCAATATCTGCTCCGCTTGATGCGTTAGCCATCATAGATTTATAAGTGTTCAAGTCTTTCTTGCTCTTAACCTTATAAACATAGAATGGAACTGTAGAGATTGTTTTTGAGATACGCTTGATGATAGAATAGACTTCGCTATTGTTATCGTAATCCTGTACGAACTTGGCATAGTCTAAATTTGGGTAAAGCGTTCTACCGCCTATTAAACCACCAAAATCACCAAATGGGTTATTAAGGTTCGTATTTTTTCTAGGGGCTGCCTTTTGTTTAAAAGGATTAACCGCACTTAGTATGTCCGTTAACTTCACTATATGATATTTTTACAAAAGTAACAAATTTTTAACCTAAACCACCCATCCTCTTTTTGCTTTCGCATATTTTGAGTAGATGGCATAACGCATAGCATCCATCAAGTGGTCACGAAACTTAACAGGCTCATCCATTGTGTTGCCATCATGATCCGTTTTCCACTTATAGTTTTTAATCTCATCTAACAAATCTAAAGATTCTGATTTTATAAACAATGGAAATGATTTTACCTTGTTAATTCCTGCGAACACATCTTTGGTAGCTGACTTTAAATTAAACCCTGCTTTATTTACCTCAGCTATTGTTTTCGGTTCGGCAGCATCTGCGAATATCTCATCTCTACGAGATAGCCCCATAGACTTTAAGCGGTCTATTAGGAGTGAGGTTGACATCTTGGTATCATATATCAGTTGCTCGACATAAATGTCACCATCGAAGTTTTTACACCTTACAAGGGCAGTTTGGTTGTTATAACCAAAGTCAAGGCCGTAAAAAACATCTCCACCTTCAGGGAAGTTCCTTCTTCTTCTCCAATGGCTATAAATCGTAGCTTCACTAATTGCTCTTTCCCCTAATCCATAAACTCTCCAGTATTCGTGGTCAGCATCCTTTAATCTTTCAATCTCGGCAATAATGGTTTTATCTAAAAACGGATTATCCTTATAAGTCGTGATAGTAAAGTCGGTATCTTCCCTAGGAATGACCTTATCATAAATCCAAGAGTAATAATCGGAAGGATTATAGTCAAGTACGATTTTATCCGTAGTTCTTAGGGCTAACTGCATCCAAGATTCATAATTGACCTCATTTGCCTCGTTAATGAACAGATAGTGCCTTTTACGACCTCTAATCTTCTGCGGTTGGTCTGTAGATACAAATTCTACCGTGTTGCCATTAAGGAAGTATAAGTTCTCTGATTTGTTATGCTTCTCCTCCGAGTAAAGTTTATACTTAGATAGTATCTCAATAAAATCTCTCATAACCGATCCCTTGATACTTGGTAGGGATGAACGGCAAATTGTTAGGGTTTTACCTCTTTCTTGCAGAAGTTTAACTATAAACCAGGTAAGCACATTGTAAGTCTTTCCTGACCTCGTACCTCCTTGCATAACAGAGATTCTCTTCTTCGAGTTGTTTAGTACCTCAAAGACAACATTGGTGGTTACTTCCATAGAAATAAATTAAAAATTTTGGTTTGCTCAAGACAAAGCTAATCCTTTTCGTTTTATAGGAAAGTAGGGGATATCCACCATAAAGTGCATTATTTGACACTAATGAGTGCATAATGCGTCATAAAATGCACATTCTGATATGCTTTTGTGCATTATATAGCACTTTATCAATCATTCTTGAGCCGTTTATCAATCATTTACGGCTCATTGAGTAAAATTACTCAGTCGATTGAGTAAAGCAGATTTTTATAATTTAAGTACAACAGGATTTTATAATACAACTATCCTAAAAAATCGGACAGTTCACTATCAAAACTTGCATAGTTTACATTTTTTGATAATAGCGTAGTATTACTACCGAATTATATTCATTTGCATCTATTTTGTAACATTTTTAACTTTTATATGTTAAAAGATATAACAAGCCCAATTTAAACAATTAACAAATTTTGTTACAATCCTATATAAATCAGTAACATATCTACCCTAATAATGTTACAACAATTAACCGAGTTACCCCATACTATGTCACATATTTTGTAATATTTGTGACACTATTTCGGATATTGGCAGCGTTTCGCTACCGACTTTGGCAAATCTGCATGAATAATTCGGAAAAATTCATGCAATCTAATTAAAGGGCATTTAGAAGCGTTTTAAGACACTCTACCACTTTTTGGATAGATAGTACTACTCAAAGGCAGATATGCCCTAGAATCGCCTTATAATGCGAAATAGAGCTATTCCTCATAAATATCCATCTCATTCGGTAGTTCTACCTCTTTATCGAACTCGTAAAGTGGAATATCTTGAATATGACCTGCCTCTGTAGCTGGAACAACCATTCCGCTATCTTCAACCAAAAGGTTATCATATCCTTCGGATCTGTTCTCATCACCATCTAACTGCTGAGGGCCATTAGACAATTCTTCTACATGACTAGCCTTTAGGACATTAACAGTAATCTGCTTAACGACATCTCCTTCATGAGCAACCTCTTGCCTTTCGATATAGCCTCTACGCTTACCTTTGGTTTTTAACAGGAACATTGTAGCCAAGGTATCACCTTTAGCAATCCTTTCCATCAGTTTATGCTCACCGAAGTCAAGCATAATCTCCTCAGGCTCTATTTCAGCTAATCTTTGTCTAAAATCTGGATCTTTATCGCACCAGGACTTGTATTGACCTCTACCAACCCCTGCTGATTCACAAGCGATGGTGATATTGCCAAAATTCTCCTTGTAAGCTATGATAAAAGCTTCTTTGCTAATATCCTTGAACTCTGCATTCATATTATCGGTTTTTAGTTGGTGTTCGGATAGATGTGATATGTACTACCTTCTCTACCTTGATATGGTCAAAGCTAAGTACACTTTCGCACTTAGTGCACTTGATGGTATGTTCCCTTATGGAACTATCCCAAACATAATCCTCTGTAGATACTCCGCATTTACATCTGTAAGTTCTCTTGGCTACTGTGTCTTTCATATTATAATAAATTATAATGGGTTATATGGAAAATAAAAAAAATCAAATATCAAAAAATGTTAAAACAATGGTTGATATCAGAATATTGGAGGGCACAAGGGATCTACGAAAATTTCCGTACGAAAAAAACCCCTATACGGTCTACGAAGACTTTCCTACAAACTTATTTTCTTAAGTCATTGATAATCAATACCTATTTTGTCTTATAATTACCATTATGTTAAATACGATAACATTCGTAGTCTTTTTAGCCCTATCTAGGAGGCAAAAATATACATTTTTATTATATTGACTGTTTACGCTCGTTTATGGCCTAGCTATGAACTAGGTATAAATACTTTTATTTAATGTGTATATAACTATATCCATGTAATGATAATATCAATACTATTATAATTTACTACTTTATTAGTTATACATATAATTGTATTAAGTTACTTATATATTGTATTTACTTATATAATATATAACAAACAGATTAATTTAACAACCTTAACACTATTTTAACAATTCTTTTTACATTATTTCATATTATTTCACTTTTTACCTTATCTTTATGGCTCATTAAACACTAACAAAATGACAAAGAAAAATTCCTTTTTAACTATTGCAACTGTATTGATTGCATGTACCTCCTTATTTATGGCAATGTTTCAACAGTTTGAAACAATGTTAATCTGTTTATTAATTTCCTTTATTACCTCATTATTTATTAAATAACCTTTAAACCTTTATTTTATGTATCAATTTACAGAAACAATTTTGCCCTTTTTATTCATTGGCTTAGTTACCTATTTTGTAGGTACTTTATGCCGTTTATTTATTCACTTATTAATTAACGAGCCATGCAAGTAATAACCCTCTTTGAATTACTTATTATCAGCGTGGTAAGTATTCTAGTTTATGCCCTTATAAAAACAATTTACCAAACACTAAAAAATAAATAACATGAAAAAAACATACAAAATAATGGCCTCATCAAGATACGGTAAAGAGGAAATCGATACCGCCGAAACATTACAAGAGGCAAAATACCTAGTTAATGAATATCGTTTGGCCTTTGGCCCTGAATTTACTATTTATATTAAATAACCAATAACACAAAAACACATGAAAACAGTTTTTAACAATTCCGAATTGGCTCATATTTACGCCAATCAAACACAACAAACAGGCCGTAATTCAAACGGCTCATTTTACTTTGAGGGGAAAACTATTTATAGTTATGGCGGTCATTTCCCTATTGCTAAAATAATAACAAACGAGCAAGGCAACGAGGCAATGTTATTTACTTATAGAACATATTCAAACACAACAGGAAAACAAATTAGTATTGTTAGAAGTGCAACTAGGCAATATAAAAAGATTTATTGCCATACTCCGAGCATGAACCACTCAAGCAACTTTGCTAGTTGGTTACAATTAGCCGAACACGAGGCAACAAAGCTAATAAAGGCTAAAAAACCCGAATTATATTTAAACGAATTAAGCCGTTTAAATAGTCAAGTTATTGAATATGCCCAATTTTTTAGCCTTGAAATACCTGTCACCCTTACCGCTGTTTTATCTATTAAGGATAAAAGCGAAAACCTAGAATATTTAATTAAGAAAAACGAGCTTATAAAATTAGAATTAGCCAAAAAGCAAAAAGAGGATAAAATAAAAGATGAGGAAATATTAAAAAAGTGGCTCAATTTTGAAACTAGCCGTATTTATAGCCGTTCCAATTTAGATTTTTTAAGGCTTAACATTAATGAGAATAGAGTGGAAACCACTCAAGCCGTACAAATACCAATGGAGATAGCAAAGAGGTTATATAATAAAATAAAATCAAACACTTTGCAAGTAGGCGAAACGCTTTTAAATTATAAGGTTAATGAGGTTGGGGATATTATCAAAATAGGTTGCCACAATTTTACAAGAAAATACTTATTGAATTTCGGTTCTAAATTGGCTTAGGTTAACTGATGAGCTTTGATTAAGCGAAATAAAGGCCCTTTTATTAGGGCTTTTATATTAACCAAAAATATACACAATGAACAAAAAGCAAATTTTAAACGCCTTAAATAGTGGCCTTGAAATTGTAAGCTCTTGCAATTCTATTAAATTAGTGCTAATAAAAAACGAAATTTATTTCGGTGCTATTAATACAAAATATGCAATGAAAATACAAAACGATAAGGAATTAAGCTTATATAATTGGGAATTTACAGGGTATTCAAAATTTTTATCAAAATAAGCCAAAATAAGGCCGTAAAAAATTAAATTAATACAATCATGTCACCTTAAAAAATGGATCTAAATTTAGGGCTTAAAATGGCCTTCAAACTGATTTTATTGGTATTATCTCAATATGCAATAAAAATAATCAATGTTATAACATCAATGTTACAACTTTTGATCCGTTAATGCTATGGCAAAAACCTGCCAAAAACCCCTAGCAAAAACCTGCTAAAAATCCATGGCAAAAATCCATGGCAAAAATCTGTTATGATTAACAAAAGATTAACTAAAAAATATTAAACAATAACAAAAACTTTCTATAATTTTAATCACACAAAAACCTTTATTTATGAACACTAAATTCCATTTGTTGCTAGAGAGAAGTGAGTACACTTCTGATACTGACATTACTAAATTAGAACCATTGTTAAAAGAGTTTGCTATTTCCGAAGGGGAAAAAACCTTTGTAAAATCTGACATTGTTTCCATTAAAGATGCAAACGATTACATGAAAGAAGAACTTTGGATTCAAGACAACAAGTATAATGGTGAGGATGTAACTTTTATACATTGGTACAACGAACAATTTTATATCATACAAACAAACTAAACACAATGAAACCTTTAAAATCACACATTGAAAAAGATGCTATCTTTTTAATCAACTCATCCATTGATGCAATCTTTAAAACATTGCACGATAAGTACAAAACAAGTAGTGGCGATATTTCCCCATTACAGCAATATCAACTCGATGAGGCAAAAGAGAAAATTTGCTATTTAATGACCGAGCAAGTTTTTTATAACATAGACTTTGCTACTATAAACTTACAAGAGTTAAATAGAGATGAGTTAATGGAGATAGCAAAAGATTTAGACTGGAATGGTTCTTGGGATTGCGATGAGGAAGGACAAGCACCTATCACAAAAGAAGAACTAATAGAATCAATTACAAACCTTATTTCACACCTTAATTAAATTAAACAAAATGGAAAACACACAAACAAAAAAACAGGAATTTAGAGTACAAGTTGACCAACTTTGTACTATTTGGACATCTAGCATAAAATTTATTGAAGCCACCACGCAAGAGGAAGCCGACAAAATAGCCCTTGAGATGTATAATAATGGGGAACTATTTGAAAACCTTGAGGACTTTGTTTATAATTACGATACAGTAAAAGAAACTGAAACGATGGATATAATAAACGGAGAAGGAAACACACTTATAAGAATAAACTAAAAAATAAACAAAATGACAACACACGATTACGAATTAAGCTACAAACAAAAATTAGCTGAATTTAACCAAACAAACATTACAATAAACATTGTAGAATTAGCTAGTGAATTAGCTGATATGGATTTACGAGAAAATTGGAAGGATTCTATTAAAATAGATGAAGAAGATGAAGATGAAACAAGCTACACAGAAGAGGCTCAAGATGTTTTTAATGACCTTTACGATACATATTATTCTATCATTGCTAATGCTAAAGTATAAATGCAGATACTAGAATTATTCGCTGGAAGTAAGTCCATTGGTAAATGTGCCGATGGACTTTTCTTTGAGTCTTACTCAAGCGACATTGAACAATTCGGAGGCATTGATTATGTCACCGACATATTGAATTTTGATGTGACAAAAATCCCGTTTAAACCCGATGTAATTTGGGCCTCTCCGCCATGTACTGCCTTTAGCGTGGCCTCCATCGGCAAGAACTGGACAAAGGTGGGTGATGATTACCTACCTAAAAATCCGAGAGCAGAACTTGGCTTAATCCTAGTCCAAAAAACCCTCGAAATAATAGAGCATTTTAAACCGACCTATTTTTTCATAGAGAATCCTAGGGGGATGCTAAGGAAGATGCCTATCATGGCTCACCTTAAAAGGCAAGGAGTCACTTATTGTCAGTATGGAGATACAAGGATGAAGCCAACCGACATATGGACTAATAGCAATAAATGGATTCCTAGGCCTATGTGTTCCAACGGATCTCCGTGTCACATATCAGCACCAAGAGGCTCAAGAACAGGCACACAAGGGCTTTCTAATGCCTATGAACGAAGCAAGATTCCAAAGGATCTCTGTATTGAGATATTGAAATCATGTATAATTTAACGATTCATTAACAAAAAACCTGCTAAAAATCCTTAACAATAGCAAAAACTCCTTAATTTTACCAAACAAAACAAAAACCTTTATTATGAGCAACAAGATTTTCACTATTGCAGAACTTAAACAAGCTATTCAACAATTTAATGACAATGATATTGTCGTTGTAGAAATTCACGAGGGAATTAGAAATGAGAATTTATATGATTTTTATGTGGATTCTATGGAAGGAGTCACTTTAAGTACTGGCGAAATAGTAAGCGAAGTAAGAATTTGTATATAAATATTAATACCAAAAAACCCATCTATGAATTTCGAATTAATCACCGCCAAGTATGATTGCAGATGCAGTCTTACAGGCAAAAACTTCAATCGTGGTGACCAGGTTTACTACAACTACGAGGCAAAAACCTTCATTGATCCTGTGTATCACGAGAATATTATGAGTCAGCAAAAATCTCGTGGGGCACAATCCTACTTTGAACGACACAAAAAACTTAACAAGATTTATCCTAACACATAAAGCACTATCCCTACTAATTAAACAAATTATAATCGTTAGTGGGTTATCCCAATGGGAGTAGGGATATTTTTAACACCAAAAAACCTTAAACACATGGCAAAATTCGAGTTCGTAACAGAAACAAATGTAGTAACGCAATCAGTAATCTACTACACTAGAAAAGATGAGTTATTTATGGAAAATAGCTTAAGT